GGTTCCTTTGCTCGCCCATAAACCGCTGCCAGTTGTCCCACACAAGACGGTTGGGCACGAAGGAAAAAAAGCTGTCCAGATACATATTATCCATGACAGGAAACAGCGGCGTGGCCATGCGGGCGAAGGCAGTCATACGAAGGTTGAAAGTGTCACCCGGCAACACTTCGTCGAGATACACCGGCACCAGATAACCGGCGTCGAAGGTGGTCTTGTGAGTCTTTTCGATGTTGAAGGAGGACCGAGGGATATCGGCCTTGGGAATCATTGCAAACTTGTGTGTATCCACAGACTGATTGCGAAACATGAAAGCTCCAGAGAATAGAAGAGAGAACAGAAAGTAGAAAAGCCAAAAGCGCTCGGCAGAAAAGGGTTAGGTCAAGACCACACCACAGAGAGCCGAGAAGCTAGGCAATACGAGCAGGAGCAACAGGTAAAGCGTCCCCGGAAGCTTCGCTTCCTGCATGCCCTTCGGGCATAGAAACAACAGGGCGCACAGGCAACAGAGTGGCACAGTCGAGAACAAAATCAGGCAACGGAAGAAGATCGAAAGTACCCTTCACATCGTCGAAAGTACCGAGACGGTAAAGCGCGAAATCACCGGGATGGCGGGCCAAAGTATCTTGGCCGCCGCCAGTAACGGCGTCGGTGAGCTCACGAACAAGGGAACCCAGGGCAGCAACAAACACAGGACGGCCGAACACGTCGGCCTTACGGTCGCGCAAAGCAAAAACTTGCTGAATCATGATGGATCACCTCTCCGAAATTTCACAAGACGCGCAAGAGTTACAGCCTCCTTAGCCTCAAGTCGGCGCGTTGACGACTCTTCAGGATTCTTAATGGCGCGGTCCTCACGATCCATCTTGATGTCGCGCCATGCAAAAGGGTGCCGCTCGGCAATCAACTTGTCGTAATAGCGAGGCGGCTTAGTCTCGACACCATCAAAAACAACGCGATCAAACGAGTACACCTCATCCACATACTTTAAAAGCCACTCCTTACCAATGGGACGCTTCAACGACATATGAATAAACTCGGGAACCAAAGGCAGAAGCTCACCGGTGCGAAGGTCCAAACGGCCATGAGGAGTCGCGTGCATCGCCTCGCCGGACAATTTCTTCATGGCATAACGCGCAACGTAAGCCGCGCTTTGAAAGTTCATGTCCCCAACAGAAGAATGTCCGAAGGGCCAGAGGGACTCCAACAACGGAGAACGGCGGATCTGAGAACCCGCATCGGTCCTTTTCCATGGAATGGAATCCTTAAAATCAAAACCAAAAATCAACGCGTGATAATGAGGACGAGCCTTCTTATCACCATACTCACCACACATAAAAAACTGAATAGGGGGCAACTTGGCCTTGCGGAGACGCTCACGCAAGCGCTTCATGAAATCTTGAAAATCGGGATAGCGAAGACACCCATCAGAAGGTAGGTGCTCGTCAGAATAAGTCAAGGTAATCGCGCAATTGTCGGCATGCATAGACGCCTCATGACAACAACGAACAGCCCACTGGCGAGAATGCTCCAGACGACAACCTTGACAACGACCACACGGAAGATGAATTTCGGGAGCGTCATCACGCTCAGAAAAAGAAACGCCCCCTGGAACCTTAAAAGCTCGCAGGGGGCGAAAACACGGCACGACTAGAAGCGCCAGCCGCCACGCATCGGGGCACCAGCAGCATTCGGCCCCTTGGTCTTACGCACATTGCGCTTGAACTGACCAGCGCTCCGAACTTTGTTCACAGGACTACGGGAAACAGGTCTCATAAAAACCCCTTTTTCGAAAAAGAAGGACAAAAACAAGGTAACACAACTAACAAAAGGTGTCACCTAGCACATTTACATCAAGTAGAACATGTGCAGGCCCCCCTTTCGGGGGGCACAATCGCCCGCTACGCGGGCTCCGGAGCGCCTTTCGGCGCGGGGGCTGTGGGGGAGGGTTCACCGACCTTGACAGGCTCAACAGAAGCCGGCTTAACGATCCCCAGGGCTATCGCCTCATCACGATTCGCCTCATTGGCCACGAAATCAAGCAAAGCCGCTGGATTGTTGTGAAACCGGGAGCGAACATCAGCAGACAATTGCATGAACGCAGTGTCCGCAGCCATCACCAAATTAAGCGCCGACTGGTAATCGGTCACCCCGGTGAAATCACCATACTGCGGAAGCCGGCCAATATCAGGCAACTTCCCAGTCAAACCGAAACGCTTGACAATTGTATTGATATCTGTCTCTTCAAGCGCGGACTGAATAGCACGAGAAGGCTCACCACAGGAAAGACCGGACTCATCACTAGCCGCATCCCTATCATAGTTGTAGGGAGAACGGAAGAACGGAGCCTCAAAAGATTTCACTTGACTTTTCACAATCACCTCCTTAAGCCCATCCGGCGAGCGGACGCAGCAGAGTTAGCCAACGAAGAAATGTCCTTTAAAAACGGACGCACAGCACCATAACCAGACTCATTCACATCACGCTCCCGCCGCGCTCTAGAAAAATCCATCTCATCCAAAGCGGCGGAAGCACTGCGAGAACGAGCGAGAGCGCGCATCGCCTCCGCCTCCCACTGCCCATACATACCCTCGGCCCGCTGCTCGGCGATCCGGCCCTCGATGTCATCACGCTGCCCAGAAAAAAGCGCCTTAGTACCACGCAAACGCAACTCACGAATGGACTCACCGGACCAACCAAGGTCGTTCTCCTCTCTCAAACGGCGAACCATCTGCTCAATCTGGGAAGCCGAATGCCCGCCGGTCAACGTATCCTGGACAATCTTAGGGACCGTGGCCTGATTAACCAACGCCTGTGAATTCTTAAGCGCCGTATCAGCTCGCGTGTTGTCAGTCGCGGCAATGGTCTGCCGCTGCTGCAACGCCTGAGAAGCATTGGCCGCAGCACTAGCGGTACTGTTCTGCATAGTCGCCATAGCACCACCCGGCGTAGTCGCACCTCCCTGAGAATAAGCGAGCATAGGATTAAGGCCAGCGGCTTTCATATCAGCCGTAGCCCGCTGGTACGCGGTAGAACTCATCTCCCTTTGGAAATCCATCTGCTGAGACGCCTGTTGAGCGTTCGCGGCGTTCGTCTCCTCCTGACCCAAAAACCCCAGAACAGAAGACCCAATGGAAATAGCATCATCCCATCCGAAAGCCATGGAAATCCCTCCTAGAAATGGTCGATAAGACCGGGGACAGAATAGAGAGGCATCGGACGCGCAGCGCGACACTGGAAAAACGAATCAAAGAGGAACTGCTGACCGTTGGCCCCGCTGCCCACAGCGACCACGCGAGAGACTGGCGGCGATTCCGCAATAAACGAGGTATTAAGCGTCGGAAGAGAGGTGAATTTCTGCGCAAGATGCCACCCGTCAATTGTCCCCGCCGAGGTGCTCTTGAAAAGACCGGAAATCTGACTGGGGTTATAGCGATACTCCCCCCAGCGTTCCTGGTACCCAAATACCTGTCCATCCGTGGCGCTCCCATCACAATAGATTTCCTTGTTGAGAATGGCCTGTTCGCCGAGCATGGCGAAGGCAGGAAAATAAAAATCATATCGAGTCTGACGGGACCACATCTTGCGAAGGCCCTGCTGATACGTCAGATCCGCACGGACCATAACCATCCCAATAATCATGCCGTGCTCGGTAAACGACTGCGAAAAACCGTGCCCAGAGGAAAGGGCAGTGCCGAAAGCAGCGAGATTGCCGAGCGGGGCAGTAGTGCCGGAAGCGCCAGTCCCAGAGGTCTGAGCTATGGGATTGATAACAATAGGCGTCGAACCTCCACCGAGATATTCCGGACGCTGCAACCGTGCATCAGGAGACACCACACCAAAATGGGAACGAATGATTTCGGTATAACGCGTGCCGCCACGGGCGTCCCTCTCAAGCAATTTCTGAATCTGGAAAGACTGGCGCAACTGATTGATCGTTGCAGAAGTCGCCTGCGACAAATCGGCATACAAACCCGACAGAGAGGCATTATTGATAACGCCAATACCGACATTGGCCACAGGACCGGTGCCAGAGACAGCAGTACCGAACGGGGCATTCAAATTACCCGTACCACCGGACATTCCAGCCGCACCAACAGTAATCATGCCGAGGCCATTGGTGCCATCGCTCAAACCAAGAGCATTCCCGTTACCCAAAACAGGCGCGGACGTGCCGAGAGGAAGAGCAACAGAAGCGCCCTTCTGTGGCCAAGGCAAAGCGGACGTGAAATAGTCGTGACGCTTGCCACGACGAACGAGTACATAATCAGCAGGATTGTCCGGACCGTCATCAACATCAACGACAGAACTCGACTGAAGGTTCTCATCACGAAACCATTCGTTATAGATGAGGTTATAAGCCCTCAGAAACAAAGCGGAATGGGAAACAGTATTGGCACCACCGACTTGGCCAACGGTCGGCAGCCCCATGTAATCCTGCAAGCTCCCAACGGCATAACCACCGGCCGGACTCACGCACTGGGGAATTGTGTAACTGATCGAGTCGCCGGGGTTCCTTTGCTCGCCCATAAACCGCTGCCAGTTGTCCCACACAAGACGGTTGGGCACGAAGAAAAAAAAGCTGTCCAGATACATATTATCCATGACAGGAAACAGCGGCGTGGCCATGCG